AATCAGGCCGAAGGTGGATCCAGTAACTTAAAAATATTCACCCGTGCGGCCAAGGCTCTGCTGGATAGAGCACACGATGCTTATTTTGTGCAATGGAGTGCGCTACATAGACATTGGGTTTACCCCAGTCCCAAACAAGGATTCTACATTGGTAGCTATGCTGACAATGGGTTGGCTGATCAATCATTTGTGGCTCAATACCAGTTGCTTAATCATGACTATAGTAATATAATGAGTGTAATAGATTACACAAGGATACTACAACAAATGGCCGATGATGCCAGTTGTGACATTTGGTTTGTTAATGGCATGTTGCCCTGGACCGAAGACATGCTGTCAGGAGATGATGCCAGTCAATACGCTCAACAGTTGTATCAAGGACTGTCAGATCAGGAAATTCAAGATTTCAAACAACGCCTACAAAATAATCTTGAACTTGTTGATTGGAACCAATGGATCAATCCTTGGACCAGCATAGCCGACATGCAATCAGACAACGCACCCTTGGACACACACCCTGGGCCCGATACGCATGCCACACTGGCCAAAATGATTTTAGAGATCATCGACAGCATTGATACATAAAGACGAAAGATATTATGAAAGATTATTCAGTAGAAGTCCAGAGACTGTTTCTTGAGATTATGTTGCAAGACGCACAGAGTTTTGTACGAGTGCAAAACATCTATAATGATGAAAACTTTGATCGTAGTCTGCGTAGTGCGGCAAAGTTTATCAAAGAACATGCAGACAAACACAAAACACTGCCAGACCGCAGACAGGTGTCGGCAGTGACCAGTGTAACCCTAGAAGAGATTCCAGAACTCAACGACGGCCACCTTGACTGGTTCATGGAAGAGTTTGAAGGATTCACACGCCGCCAAGAGTTAGAACGTGCTATCTTAAAGTCAGCAGACTTGCTGGAAAAAGGCAACTTTGATCCTGTAGAGAAGTTGATTAAAGATGCTGTACAGATTTCATTGACCAAGGACCTGGGCACAGATTACTTTGATGATCCTAGAGCCCGACTCATGGCGTTGAAAAACAACAACGGACAGAACTCCACAGGCTGGCCAGCTCTAGACAGATTGTTGTATGGTGGATTCAATCGCGGAGAACTACAGATCTTTGCCGGAGGGTCAGGTTCGGGCAAGAGTTTATTCATGCAGAACTTGGCAGTGAACTGGGCACAAGCAGGACTCAATGGTTGCTACATCACACTAGAACTTTCAGAAGGCTTGTGTTCCATGCGTATTGACTCCATGATGACCAATACTTCGGCCAAAGAGATTTTCAAAGACATTGACACAGTGGAAATGAAAGTCAAAATGATGCAGAAGAAGTCTGGGGGTCTGCAGATCAAATACATGCCAGCGCAGAGTACTGTGAACGACATTCGTGCTTACTTGAAAGAGCTACAGGTCAAAACAGGCAAGCGTGTGGACTTCTTGTGCATAGACTATCTGGACTTGATCATGCCAGTGAGTGCAAAAGTTAGCCCCAATGACTTATTTGTCAAAGACAAGTATGTGAGTGAAGAACTGCGTAACTTGGCCAAAGAGCTCAATGTGTTGTTTGTCACAGCATCACAGTTAAATCGTGCGGCAGTGGAAGAAATTGAGTTTGATCATTCACACATTTCGGGTGGTATTTCAAAGATCAACACAGCTGACAATGTGTTTGGTATCTTTACATCAAGAGCCATGCGTGAGCGTGGGCGTTATCAGATTCAGCTGATGAAGACTCGTAGCTCATCGGGTGTTGGACAAAAAGTTGATCTTGAGTTTGATATTGAAAGTCTGCGAATCAGAGACCTTGGTGAGGATCAACAGCAGAGTTCAGGCTTTGTCAAGAAGCCCAGTATCTACGAATCAATCAAGGCCAAGAGCCAAGTATCAGAACCAGTGGACGAAGACACTGGAGAAGTTGCCAAAGTTTCAGCTGATGTACAAAGCTCGGCATTGAAAAAGATGTTGAACAATATCAAAGCCAACGGATAATGTACAACATTGACCAAGTACGGCATGTTCATTTAGAAATATCCAGTAGGTGCAACGCGGCCTGCCCGCTGTGCCCTAGAAACTTCTACGGATATCCCTACAATGATGGGTATGTCGAACATGACATGACACTGGCAGAAGCACAACGGATATTTTCTAAAGAGTTTCTTTGTCAGATCAACGAAATATATGTAAATGGAAACTTTGGTGATGCGGTAATGAACCCGCACACTGTCTCTATACTTTCTTATTTTAGAGAAAACAATCCCAATCTTTCTATCATAGTCAGTACCAATGGCGGTGCTAGAGATCGAGAGTTTTGGCAAGCTCTAGCACATTTAAATGTGCAAGTTCAGTTTTGTATCGATGGACTGGAAGATACTCACAGTCTTTATCGACAAAATACTCTTTATTCTACAGTTATTCGCAATGCAGAAATCTTTATTTCAGCAGGTGGACATGCTGTGTGGAAAATGATTGAGTTTGATCACAATCAACATCAATGGGAACAAGCTCGTGAGCTTTCTAAGATCATGGGATTTCAGGAGTTTCGCCTGGTCAATCACGGACGTGACCAGGCCCCGGTTTACAACACACAAGGACAGTTAACACACGTGATTGGACAACCAAAAACTACAGATTTTAAAGTGCTGTTTGACAGCAGAAAAAAAGATCAAGTACTACTTGAAGACATTGTTCCAGGTCGGACCCCCAGTCCTGTCAAATGCCAAGTGCAAAAGAAAAAATCTGTTTATGTATCCAGCACTGGAGATGTGTATCCTTGTTGTTTTTTAGGGTTTAATCCCAGTGCATACGGGCATGGCAACTATCATCAGGCCGCAAATGGACAAGTCGGGCCGTTGATAAAGAATAATAATGCTCTGGAAAACAGCTTGGACTCATGTATTTCCTGGTTCTCCGCAGTGGAAAACTCCTGGTCAACACCCACATTTCAAGAAGGTCGCTTGATCATTTGCAATGACGTTTGTGGACAAAGCCAATAAATATAAAACAAAGGCTTTGTGATTATGCAAAAAAAGACCCGTAGTATATTAGAAGAACTCGATGCTATGTACATCGACCGCGATCGACGACATGTGATAGAAAATCGTGCCAGCAATATCATTGCCAGTGCCATCCGTCTCATGGAGCAGATTGAACAAACCTACGATGCTGAACAAGCAGAGAATCTACAGCGCAAACTGATCAATGCCATAAAGATGCGTGATGCATCCAAGTTCACACGTACAGTAAGGCGCACTGATGAAAGTCAATGACATTGTCAACGAAGGAGTATTCGGCGATTTGCGAGCCATTGGAAAAGCCAGCCAAGCGCAGAATTCTCAAAAAATTAAACAAGCACTCTCTTCGTTCAAAGGAGAGATCACTCCTCAATGGTATAAAGACCTAGCTGACAAAGTAGGCGGCGAAAAAGCCAATCAGCAGGCAGGTCAGTTGGCGCAGGCTTGGACCTTGGCCTGGGACAAAGAATTCAAGCGTATAGAATCCGCTGCCGGCAAGTCATTCACTGATGATGAGTATCGAGGCTTATTCCGTAGCTGGCTGGAAAAAGCAGCCAAGGTCAATGTCAACGAACTACCGTTAAAAACACTCATACCAGTGCAGAGCATTGAAGCAGTAAAAGACTATTTTACCCAACATTTTATTCCTGGCTATCTCAAAGCACAGGCCAATCCTGTGTTTGTAATACCCAATGGCACAGTGGTAGACACCACTACCACAGTGGGCAGAAAGACCAGCAAAGTACGTTATACCTGGGACAGTTCCAAGGGACGTTTTGTTGACCCTCGTGGTGCAGAAGTTCCAACTTACACTGCCTTACATTCAGATCTTGTACAGCAGGCCATGGACATGGCTTCAACTGCTTCAGGTGGAACTACAACCATTGGAGGCGGCGGTGCGGCTACTGTTTGAAGGTGGCAATGTCTTCAAAGACAAAGACGGAAAACCACTCACCCAACGAATCAATCAAAGCGATGTGCCAGCCACAGTGATGTGGCTAGAACAACTCACTGGTTTGGATTTTACATCCGACATAGATCCTGAAACCAACAAACCTCGACGCTGGCTAGGCAGTACCGGTAAAGCCACCACTTCTGGAGATCTAGACCTAGCAGTGGACCTCAATGAAATAAGCAAAGAACAACTGGCCAGTATCCTCTCACAATTTGTGCAAAGCCAAGGGTTGGATCCTAGAGAATATGTGTCTAAACGTGGTGAGGTGCATTTATGC